CATCTGGCATTGCTACTAATGCTGCTGTTGTATCTTCAGGTACAGAAATTGTAGGTGCAGGTGTTGCATCATTCAATCCACGTATCTCTGCTACTGACTCAGTAACTGAAATTGATATTAATTTGGATGCAGCAGGGTATCATGTTTTTGATCCTTTAGTACAGGCAGCTATTGCACACGATAATCTGTATGTATTTGCTACTACCACTATGAACGCAGATGGTACTGCAGGTCGGTTTACTGTTGAGTTAGAATACTCAGTACATTAAGGGGAAATAACCAATGGTTGATCAAGCAGCATTAGTAGGAGAACACTTAGGGTGGGCTGTAGAAGATGCAGTTACTCTAGGTGATACTGCTACTACACACGTAGTTTGCACTGACGCTAAGATGGTGCTTATTGAAACAAGTCACGCTTTAGACATTGGGTTTGGCGTAGCGGAAGCTGATATTACTGATAGTGATATTATGCTTCCTGCTGGTGTACATTCTCTTGTAGTACCTAAAGCTATAGGCAATGCTACTATCTTAAACTATAGACGAGGTAGCAGCACAAGTACATTAGTACGTGTAGTACTATCATAAGATAAACAAAAGGAATATACAATGTCTAAAGCAGACCCAGCATGGCTAAAGGCCATGAAAAAAGAAGCTGACAAATTAGGTCTACCTCTTCGTGAGTTATTAACTAAGTCAACAAAACCAAAATCTAAACCAAAAACTAAGTCTAAAACTATGGCTGCTGCTAGAGGTGGTATGCCTATGGTTAAAAAAGACGGTAAGAAAATTCCTGCTTTTGCTGCTGACGGTGTTGGCAAAATGATGGCTGGGGGAATGACTAAAAAGAAACCTGCAGCTAAAATGATGGCTGGCGGTATGGGCAAGAAGAGTGGTTATATGTATGGCGGTATGGCTAAGAAAAAACCTGCAGCTAAGAAGAAGTAACTACTATGCATAGCGGGATTGCAATCTTGTATGTAGTCCTGTAAGATAAAACATGGTATAACTATCCTTGGTACTATAGAGGAGTTATACCATGTTTAAACGTTTTTTAATTAAATTTCAGAAGAACCAGCAACTACGAGCAGACTACTGGATTCTTATGAACATGTCAGACAAAGACCTAATAGATATAGGAATTACCCGTGGTGAAATCAAAGGCAAAGTCTACCGTTAATGCGGCTGGTAATTATACTAAGCCTACTATGCGTAAGTCTCTTGTGGCATCCGTTAAGGCTGGCAGTTCAGGTGGACGCCCCGGCCAGTGGTCAGCAAGGAAAGCGCAATTGGTTGCTAAAAAATATAAAGCTAAAGGTGGGGGATATAAGTCTTAATGGCTAAAGACCCTAAAGTTGGTACTGGTAAAAAACCTAAAGGTAGTGGTAGAAGACTTTATACGGATGAGAATCCTAAAGATACCGTTAGTATAAAGTTTGCTACTGTAAAGGAAGCTAAAGAAACTATAGCTAAAGTTAAACGAATAAACAAATCCTATGCACGTAAGATTCAAATCTTGACAGTACTAGAGCAACGTGCTAAAGTTATGGGTAAGACTGAGATAGCTAGACTTGCAAAGCAAGCAAAGCTACAGTTAAAAAAACAAAAGGATAAAGGCAATGAAGGGCGTAAAGCACTATAAAAAAGACGGTACAGAACATACTGGTGGTACTCACAAGATGCCTGATGGTTCTTTACACACAGGTAAAACACATAGTAAAACAACTGTAAAGCTATTTCACTATAAAGATTTAAGTAAAACAGCAAAGGCTAAAGCCGATGGCAAAATCAAAAAGTCAAAAAAGTCTTAGTCGATGGACAAAGCAAGATTGGAAAACTAAAAGTGGTAAGCCTTCGACACAGGGCGCTAGTGCTACAGGCGAAAGGTATTTACCTGCGAGTGCTATTAAAGCTATGGATGCAAAAACGTATGCAGCTAGTAGTGCTAAGAAAAGAAAAGATACTGCATCCGGCAAACAATTTTCTAAGCAACCGAAGAAAGCAGCGGCTACGTCAAAACTTTTTAGAAAGGCATAACTACATTGACTACCTTTGAAGAAGCAGACATAAGTGGTAATGGTTCTATTGAGAAGCCTGAATGGGAAGCTTTAGTATTAGAAGATAAACGTAGGCGGTTAGAAGATGAAGATGCCCATAGGGATCAGACTAGAAAAATGGCTTGGTTCGCTTTATGGGGAATGTTGCTATATCCTTTTGGTGTTGTTCTTACAAGCGCACTTGGTCTTGATAATGCTTCGGCGATCATTGGCAGTATGGCTTCTATCTATTTTGTTTCTGTGGCTGGCGTGGTATCTGTCTTTATGGGTGTAGCTAACTTAGCTAAGAAAGCTGTAACTAAGGATAAACTAGAATGATTGGTCAACTATTAGGTGCAGTCGGTAGTCTTGCCAGCACTTACCTAGACGGTAAGGTAGCGGTACAGAAAGCTAATGCGGAGATTAAAGTTAAGCAAGCTACTGGTGAGATTGATTGGGACATAGAAGCAATACGAGCTACACAGAATAGCTGGAAAGATGAGTGGATTACTTTACTTTTTAGTATCCCATTAATTCTGGCATTTTGTGGTGATTGGGGAAATCAAATTGTACAGGCAGGATTTACTGCACTGGAAGTAATGCCTACATGGTATCAGTATTCTTTAGGTGGGATTGTAAGTGCCAGCATTGGTATGCGGTCTGTATCTAAGTTCTTTGGAAATAAGTAATGACTAAGGTTAGTGAAAGCTCTGAGTTTACTATTCCACTAAAGAACCTATTGTCTTTGGTAGCAGCCACTGCAATATCTGTGTGGGCTTACTTTGGTATTATGGAACGACTAACTTTTATTGAACGAGAGCTACTAACCCACTGGGAAGAAATAGAAGAGAACGATAACTGGATTGATGCGTGGTCACCACCACCTGCAGTAGCAGAAAGTATTAAACGAGTTAGAGCGTTAGAGTTACAAATAAAAGAGTTGGAACTTAAACTACAATTTCTTTTAGCAACACGAAAGTAATAAGAAATGTGGGCGTTAGTTTGGTTGCAGTTAACTTCAGGTATGCCATTAGAGTACTTTCAAATATCTTCCTACGAAAGTAGATCAATATGTGAACAAGTTAAACAAAGGGCAAGCATTATGATAACAGACACTAGTATCACAATTGCTTGCTTACATACAGGGGTAACAAAAGAATGAGTTTTAAATTAAGTGTACGTAGCCATGTTAAACTAGAAGGTTTAGATCAACGTCTTGTTGCAGTAGTTAAGAGCGCAATATTTAAAAGTAAGATTGACTTTGGTGTTATCTGTGGTATGCGTACTACAAAAGAACAAGAAGCCTTAGTCTCAAAAGGCGCAAGCCAGACTATGAAAAGTAAACACTTAGACGGTCTTGCGGTAGACTTAATGGCTTACATTGGCTCACGTGGTTCATGGGAATTAAATCTGTATGATGATATAGCTGACGCAATGGCAGAAGCTGCACGGGAAATAGACGTACCTATTAGGTGGGGCGCAAGTTGGACAGTCCCAAATATAGCTCACTTTGATGGGTCTATGGAAGACGCAATGAACAGCTACATTGATGAGCGTAGATCACAAAATCGTAGACCCTTTATTGACGCTCCGCATTTTGAGTTAATGGTATAGGGAAACATAATAATGGCACGTGCGTTAACAGAACGTCAACAAAAGTTTCTAGCAATCCTTATGGATGAAGCAGGTGGAGACATTTCTACTGCTAAGATAATGGCGGGTTACTCTGCTAATACTTCTAACCTTGAAGTTACCAATAGTCTCAAAGAAGAGATCATTGATGTAACACACAGTTATCTAGCACGTAATGTACCTAAAGCTGCAATGGCTATGGTAGGTGCTTTGTATGATCCTACTGAGTTAGGTATTCGTGACAAGATGGCTGCAGCTAAAGAACTACTAGATCGTACTGGCCTTGTTAAAACTGAGAAGGTACAGATAGAAGCTAAGGGTGGTGTAATGCTTATGCCAGCTAAGAACC